GGTAATACCACTCCCTGTGCCAATATACATCCATGCTTACCACCACCGGTTTTCATGTATGTCTCTTGGGTTATCTCTAATTTTCCTTGATCTATATCCCATCCCTTGGTTTGTGTGCCTGGAGCTTCAGATGAACCAGAATGCTGACCGTTATCTCCAGGCTCTAAAGCATGCATACTAGATGATTTGATGTATTTTGGTATTGGGTGTAGAGAGTTGAATGTTTTACTTGTCATCCGGTTGGGATGTACAGCTTCTTCGATGTTTATCAGCCATAAGAATTTGTTAGGAATCGCGAATTCCCATTTTTCAAGGTGTTGTAGAAAATTTTCAGTATGACTGAATGGATAGTTGAACGGAAATATATCAGTCCCTAACACTCCATCTATCTTCTCACCTACTCTGCGTATATCATCAAACATTTACATTATTATTTAGTACCTAAACACAGAAAAGCCGCTCGAAAGCGGCTCTTCCGTTAAACGCTAGTTTTTTTGATTATAAAGATTGGAAACTTTGATTACGAACGTATTGATAACCAAGCGTCACTTCAAACTCAACTGGAGCACCTGTTCCAGCCGGGTCATATGATACGTCACCCACACTAGTTGGAAATGCTCCTACAAGTGTGTATTGACTTACTCGGTTCAATTGTGTATCTAACTGTACAAGATCGACTATTGATGTTTCCTTAGCAATAAAGTAATTACCTGTGCTAGTTGCGTCATCAAATGTATCTCTAGTCCAGTTCAACAACAATGTTCTGAGACTATCTACACGATCACTATAAAAACTTAATGTGTATTCACCAGTGTAGGTAGCACCACCGGGAACTCTGAAGTTTAATCCCATGAATGGTATCTCAGACACGTTAATTGTACGTCCTGGTATACTACCACCTTTGGCATAAACTAGATCATCCTCATTTATAGTCACGCTACCGTCACCGTTTTGAATGTTGAGAACACGGAACTGGAAATCACGACTGAAATCACGCTCCTGTGCTACTCTATAGAAATCTGATATTGTTTGTCTTACGTCTGGCATAAATTGTTCCTCCTAATTATTTAGTCTTACGACACTAATTCACTGAAGTCTTGACCGGTTCGAGTTGCGTAGAAGTTCACTAAGATGAATTCTGCAGCACGAGTAGGTTTAACATATATGTCAACTACAAGTTCGTTACGATCAATAACATCAGGTGAGTTGTTCCGCTCGTCACAGACTAACAAGTAGTCATACATTCCTTGCGTATTTTTCACCTCTTCGAATATAGGTCTCAAAACGTTTATTACTTGAGTGCGTGTGAATAATGTATTAGGTTCAAATACAAAGTATTTCACTGTGTTCATCACTGCTTTTTGCAGATATAAGAACAGCCTCCTTACATTGATTCTATCAAACGCACTAGGTTTAGCTTGCATGGTCTTCTGACCGAAGATCGCAAAACCTTCGTTAGGGAAGTTAGCAATAGGATTGAGACCTATCTTATATAGCTGGTCACGTTCCTTTTGTTTTGGATAAAATGCTAAATCCTGCACACCACTGACCAAACCGCGAGTGAACCCAGCGGGGGCGATCCATGGATAGAAATTACTGTCTGTATTAGCCATTGCAGCTGCTGCAAAACCACTCATCGGTACCCATACTGGTCGATTCAACGCTTTATCATTTGTGAATCCCCAGTTTGCGTATGTTGTACAATAACTACTGTTCTTTGTACCACCAGTCATCATATGGCGTAACGGCCAGTAGATGTGTTGTGAGAAGTTTACACCTGCTTCACGCTGTTTACTTGTCAATGTCTTGCTGTTCCTACCTTGTACAAAGATGTAACGAAGTGGATCGGCTACGAATATATTGTCTTTACGTGCAAATTGACTGAAGCTTTTGAATGTGTCAAAGATTGTGTCATAATCAGTCAAGAACTTGATCTCGTTACGGTTGTCAATGATCTTGGTTTGATACAATCCACTACCGCTCAATCCTGTGCTACTCACAACATGATCACCAATCGGGAAGAACTCTTCATCATCGAAATTACCAGATGTACCACCCTCTGATCCAACATAAACAGTACCTAAACCACCTTCAACAGTGATGTCGATTGGGAATAGATCGAAATTGTCTGCAAGTTCGAAAATACGGTCGAGTTTTGAAGGTATGTTACCGGTTTCTTTGGCTTCCGCCATCTGTTTACGATAAACACCGTGTGGGTATACATTGTTACCATGTTTAATTTGAGCCGCTCCATTACGCTGTAACTCTTGCCAAGATTTGATGTAAATCCTGTCTTCTTGTTCTTCTCTACCATTCAAGAAGCTCTG